TTGAGCAGGACTGCCCTGATTCGCGAACTGAAATAGACCCAAATCGTATAATTTGGGATCCTGACCAGCGGGAATTGGGCCTTCTCTAACATATTTGATAGGTGTTGGGGTCTGTGACACGTCACATTCCACTCCGTGCATCAGGTTGTGGGTTGGCTTTACAGATACAGCAAATTCGGAATTCTCCATTTGCTGCTTAGTGGTGTACGGAGCATCACTAGCATTGTAATTGGTGGCCATTACCACAACCCCCGGAGCTCCCCCCGTCACATAATCTGTGATGAGGGGTTTGAACTCGAAAACGAGTCCGTGGAACTTGTACTCTTGGTAATTCTGGGCTATCGATGATAACCACGGGAAGGTGTCTGGGTCTCCAGGATTGATCTTGAAGGACCGGTTTTGGAAATTGGAAGACCCCATGAAATCCATTAAGTACTCGCGGTGGCAAACAACATTAGTTTGCCTGGTAGAACTGAATTGCGGGATCTGAGCAGAATTGACCAAGACATTTGTCTTTGGTGCTGGACCCGTGAGGGTGTAATCTCCGCTTCCAAAAATGGAACCAATACCAGTTCCTAACCACCTACCGGCCCCGCCGAGGTTCATGTTAAACATTTTACCTACAGCGGAGCCTAAGATGTCTCCAACATCCCCAAAGGGGGTGTTTTGTCGTTTTGATTGTTTTTGCCCTCCTGCCTTTGGCTTAGAGCTTCGTTTTGGGAAGGTAACCTTCTTTCGTTGTTTATTTGTCATTGTATGGGATACCTCATGACGGGAGGGACTGTACATCCAGATAAGACTAGTTCATTTCAGCAGAATATAAATTTTCTATTTTTCTTAGGGTTTTGTGGTGGACTTGGTGTTCCACCTTTTGCGAAATCCGCCCCGGAAGCGGTGATTATATTTTGTGGGGTTTTGACCAGGAGCTCCGTGCAGTCTCTTGGCATTCTGTTTAGCACTGAAGTAACAGTTTTGGGCAATTACCTATCTGAATCCCATGATCACCTAGCTAAAGGTCGGTAGCTGTGGGCGGGGTGTCGCTACTCACCCTAACCGCGGTACATGGTGATCAACCCATGTCCGTTCTGGTTTCCACTGCGCGTGTTCGTTAGAGAGGGAAGTCTCTAACTTTCATCGTAAGTTTATGGTCTAGACTGCACTCAAAGTGTCTCGTCTTGTACTCTTGTTCTAATGCGGTTTGGCGATCAGGGGGGATCCCAAAAGCGCGCCAGTATGACACTCGTGTTAACCAGTGTATCTCTCCATACTGTCTCTTCATCCCTTTACCTAGATACTGCACTCCTGTCAATTGCGAAATGTCACCAACAAGAGGTGTGTACCCTTTCCCCAAGGTTACCAATCTCTGGTAAAACTCCTGGTGTACAGGTATCCCTCCGGCCAACGCCACCCCACCTTCGCCGACGGCTGTCATCCACCGTTTGGCTAATTTGGGTGTTGTTAGTGGTATCAAGCTCACACAATCTTTGCTTAAACAAGTGTGAGGATTTCGCACCATGATGTGGCCTTCCGGGGTCCACACTGGTTGGGATTGACAGAACTCTATGCGCTCAAAAACGTCCACTTCAGGTTCTCTTTTCATGTTAAATCCCATGTCTAGGAACCACTCGTGTAGGTTTTCGAGTTTGGGTAGATCCTTACGCTCTATGACTAGTACGCAATCATCGCCGTCGTTTGCTAACCTGAATTTCTTCAGGTTTAGCTCTCGACAGTAAGCGTGCACCATTGAACTCATTAGTAAACAATTTCCCAGTGAGGTGTTCATGTCGCCAGACATCCGTTTACCTTCCACGGAGAACTCCAATCGACAGTCAGGCAAGTTGCCAAAACATTTGTTGTCGATTTGGAGGTCTAAAAGGTACCTGAAGAACTTGTTGTTGGGATAATACATCTTGTATATATTGTGCTCCCACACTAAAGCTGCTTCTGAGACGTGCTGATCGAAACGACTCGCATCCAGTCCTATAGCAACTGGATCCGTGAATTCATCCCACATGGACTTGAGATGTCTGCCCCGCTCAAAGGCATTTAGCCCTTTGAACACGGTTTTACCGCCAAACATCCCAGCTATTACGTCATAAACATTTTTCTCGATCCTCTTTATGAAAGGACCCAACAACACATGATACCTAGGGGATCTAGGCGAAATGCCCCTTGGCACCGGTGATTTGCTGTCTGTGAAAGCAATCTTTTCGCATTTGAGAAACCAGTTGATGTACGAATCACTCACCCTAAATGATTTGATTCGTAATGACTGGAATGCATTTTCGTAGATGGTCCTCTTTCGGCCCACATAGGTCCCAAGGAACTGTTCCCTGGTTAATGGGGCGGTAGGTTTGACCAACTTTCTAAAATGCTCCTTCTCATGCTCCAATGTCTGCTTATAGGCAATATGGCAGGGCGCTGGTGGTCTCACCAGCTTCCCAGATTTGTCTTTCACATACAACATGCGCTCCACCACCGATGTGATTGCATTGTTGACATTAGCGTCGAAAGCTCCATAAACCAATCTGGGTGAGAAGCCCATGAGTGTGTAGAGTTTTCGACGTTTTGGTGACCCTAGGTTGTATACAACCTTCAGACGTGAGGTAAGTGGAATGTCGGGCACCGTTGTGACACTCCTACCTCGTTCCAACCTAAGGCCTCCTCAAGCGGCGGGAACCATTGGTTCCACCACTTTCTGGCCGAAGGGATTATACCACCTCCTGTTGACGACAGTCCAGAATGGATTGTCTCTAACATGCTGGCGGTACTGGACTTCTGAGTCTAGCATCATTTTCCTGGCTTCGATCTCCGCCCTGTCTGGGAGGAAAGCGAAAGCTACAGCAAATGGAATGATGCGAGCTTGGTCTACCTTTCGGACATGCCTTTCCGTCATTTGGCGCACTATATACTCGCGCACCATCAGTTGATTGGCTGCTGTCCTGGACATAGTTCCAAATTGGAGCCGTGCTAAGCTGGCGTATCTGCCAGCAATTCGCGGCGTCTCTTTTAATGGAACGTCCTGAATGATGATTTGGGTTTCGACCTTCCCGTCGGACCCGGTGGTTTGCACCCGAATAGCCTGTGATGCCAGCTCTTCGGTTGCGTCTATAGATTGTGCCACATTAAATGTGGCTTCGTGTTTGAAAACGTAATGTTTTCTAAATCTGTAGTATTTAACTACGTCGGTGATAGCTTGTATTGCAGTAAATGCGGCGAAGTTGATCAATATCAAAATGATTATTTGCATTCTCGATAAATTAATTATCGTTTCATATAACTCAGCAGCTTTATTTGTATACATTGTACTTATAACCATGAGATGAGCCATCGCCTAACCACTAGGCAGGTTACGCCAACGTGCCGTCACCCAACCACTAGGTAGGTTACACCCAAGTGCCATCCAACGTTAGGTTATTAACCCATGTTGT